TGTCTTTCTTGATAGGCTGACGGCTAGATTGGTCTTTGTAGGCTGTTTTGCCTGCATTACCACCTGGTACATTCTTGAAAGAACCTGCGCCTTTTAGTTCGCCTTTCTTTTTGCTGTACTCATTGCTTGGTTGTGGAACTGACTTGTTGTCCGGGCTAGACTCTGAACCACCTTTTACGATGTTAGCAGTTGTACCACCCATGTCGTTCTTGCCAGCTACAATAGACTTGCTGTTAACTGATGGGTTATCGCCACCTGTACCAACTGTCTTGCCTTCGCCTTTTGCTGGCTCTTGGCTGTAGATTTCACCTACTTTGTCTACGTATTCACGTAGTTTTTCGGCATTTGTCTTACGATAGTTGCGAGATTCTTCAACCTCTTCTTCCTCATCGTCTTCGTCTTTCTTAGCAAATGGATTTACACCTTTTTTAGGTTTGCCTTCCATCATGCCCATGCCTTCCATTTCCTCTTCGCCGCCCATGTCATCCATGCCACCAAACTCTGGATCATCGATGCCGTCGTGGTGCTCTGGCTCATGCTCTTCGTCTGACATTAGTGCGTCAAATTCTGCTTTTAATTCGTCAAGAGCATCTTCTAGATCCATAACGCGATCTTCTAGATCCTCTTCACCGTGTTCTTCGCCATCAAGCTCATCGCCGATTTCGCCGCCAACTTCGCCTTCGCCATCTTCATGGTCTAGGGCAAACTCTTCGTCGTCTTCTTGCATGCCTTCATGGTCTGCACTTACTTCGTCAACTAGTTCTTCAACTTCGTCTCCGCCAGCGTGTTGTTCTCTTTCATCGTCCATCATTGACTCATAGATGCCGCGGCTTTTTTCTACCACGATATCATGAAACAATGCACGGGCTTTGTCCTGTTCGTCATTGACGATATATTCAATTAGTTTTTCATACTTGTTCATAATGAACTCCTTAAATTAGGGCTTTGTAACGTACTTAGTGGGTATATTAAAAAATAGTGAAATAACGGTGTTTTTTGACTCAAATTTGAATCATAAGAACGTTGTTATTACACCGATGCTGGGGCCCCACCGCCCATTGCATCACCGCCGCCGGCGGCTTTATACTGTTTTGATACCTTGGTTAACTTTTTTTCGTGCTCTAGATTACGCACATCATTCATGATTCTCATGCGATTAATCTGATCTAAGCTAAGTCTGGTTTTGCGGAGATCACTGAGTTTTAGCACAGAATTGTCATCTTTTTCTGTGCTGTATCCTGTATGATCTGGAGACGGGTCAAATAATTCAAATACGTTCATAATGTATTATTTATACCCAATTGGATATTACACACCCGGAGTGGTTAAATTAGCACCGCCCGGGGCTTCGCCTGTGGGTGCGGCTTCTGGATCGCCACCCTCAGCGCCTGCATCAGGAGGAGTTTCTAAGTTGTCCAGGTCGCTTTGCATGCCACCTGGGCTTACACCTACGCTACGCAATCCTGCTTCTTCAGCTGGTGCATTTTCAACATCGCCTTGCTCTTCGCTCCACATGCGCTCGTTGTCTGCCATTTCAGCTTCTGTTAAGCCTAGATAACGAGTCATTAGAAAACGTTTGCTCAGATATGGAAACTGTTCTAGCTGTGTAAATGTGTTGATACGAGCACTATCTACTTCAGCCTGACGATATGATGCAAAGTTCTGCGGCTCATTGAAAATCAAATCAAACAGTTGATTGTCAATGTTTACACCGCGCCAGCGCATGAATGTCTTAAACTCCTTGTCTAGAGTTTCAACAATCATCTTCTGTAGTCGTATACAGTACTGGTTAAAGCGCCATTCCTGAATCATTGCTGTGCCTACTTTACCATCAGTAAACGAGCCTTGCGCACCGTCATCTAAACCAGTTGGCAGATATGAACTAGGTATGCGCAAACCGCGGAATAACTTATTAGTAAAAAAGTGTAAATCAGTAATTTCGCCAAGATTTTGGCCTCCAGGAAATGGTTCAACACTAGAGCCACGTCCGTCTGCTGTTACAGGGAAGAAATAGTCTTCGTTAACAGCCAGTGGATTGTATGTAGCGTCCATCATGTTTTGTCCACCGCCGCTTTGGGTAGGAATACGTCTTTGATGTATTTCGTTCTTTACACGCTCTACAAACGCCATAGCCATATGGCTAGGCATGTTTCCTACGTCAATTTTAAATACTCTGCGCTCTGGAGCACGTTGTACGCGGTAGATAATAATAGCGTCTTCTAGCAGTTCTTTCTGCTTAAACACCTTAAAAATGTTCTCTAATACAGAGTTTCCGAAAGGCCAAAACACATCCAATCCTTCTGTTAAACTCAGGTGTACAATGTGTTCTGCGGCAATCGCATACTCGTTTTGAGCATGCTGGAAACGGCTTCCGCCACCGCCGCCACCGGGTGCGGCTGGTTGCACATACCCGCCATTTGGTCCACCCACCTGTGGATGATTCATATAGGTGTCTGTGGCCGCGATGGCTGTAGCAGTCAGGTTCTTAAAGTTTGGATTTAGATCTTTAACTAGATACTGTTCTGGCTCTTTGCCCTTGCTTTCGTTAACAATAACCTTGGTAACCTTGCTCATTTCTGTCCACATGAGCTTGAAGTTTTCTGGGTCGCGGATAAACACTTGATCGCCGTACTTGATAGTGTTACGGAAGATCTTGAATGCACGTTTGTTTAGTTCATTTAGTTTACACCATTGGTCCAACTGCTCGTTGATGATTTTAATTTCGTTGTCAGTTGGGTTACTACGGAAATGTATGGTAAAAGGCAGGTTGTTGTCAACATTGACCTGTGTAGAGAATTCAGCAATAATATCCAGAGCCGCATTGACTTCTGAGTCCATGTCCATTTGCTCATACTGGTTATAGCGTTCCAATCTGTTTGGATGCCCAACATAGACTTCAGGCAACTGGCTTTGATAGTTGCGATAGCCTGGATCCATACTTCTTTGAAATCCGGCCGCGACCGGACTGATGTTTTGCGGTAAACTACTTCCTCTAAAATATTTTTTCCAGGACATGTGATATTCTCTCTAATGCTATATTTAAGGCTATGCGCCCTGCTTCTGTATCTTTTTAGTAGCATCCGCAGTATTACTTGCATAGCTAGCCAGCTGTGCAAGTTGCGCAATCATCTGTCTATTTGTTGCACCCATGTCATTCTTCAATGCTGTTAATAGATCGTTTGTGTACTTGGTATGAGTAGCAATGGTCGCATTGACATCTTTCTTCTCTTCAGGAGTAAGTGCTTTCTCAGTTGGTGTTGCTGTAGGTGGTGGAACTGATTTAGAAGGCGCTGTTGCTGTTGGTGCAGGGCTAGGAGATTTTGGTCCTGCTTGCACAGGTGCAGGAGTTGCCTGAGCAGGAGTGGCCGCTACCGGTTTTGCAGATGCTGTTGTATTCGTAGCAGTTGGTTTAGCAGGTGCAGATGCCGGTGCGGCCGCTGGTGCTGGTGCTTGTGCCGCAGGAGCAGGTGCGGCAGGCTTAGGCTTATCACCCATCATGCTCTTGACCCAGTCTGGAATCAGACTCTGCGCTTTTTCTTTAATCCAGTCCATGAATGTACCCATCCACTCTTTGACCTTGCCTACTCCTGCCATTACCATGTCTCCGATCCAGGAGCCAAGTTGACCCACTGGTGAGTTCTTGATTGCATCAAAAATCCAGGTACCTAGTTTGGCAATAGGCGAATTCTTGATTGCATCCCAGATCCAGCCGCCAATGCCTTTGAGGCTATCCCACACACGGCCTGCAATACTGCCCAGCTGTTCCCAAACCCAGGTACCAAGTTTACTCAGGCTATTCATTACAAACTCGCCTAGTCTAGCAACAGGTGAATTTTTAATTCCGTCCCAGATCCAAGAACCAATATTTTTAACTGTGTCAAATAGTTTGCTTCCAATATCTTTAACACCGTTCCAGATCCAAGAACCGATGTCTTTGACTCCGTCCCATAACTTGCTTCCGATATCTTTGACTCCGTCCCATAACTTGCTTCCAATATCTTTGACTCCGTCCCAGATCCAGGTACCAATGTCTTTAACACCTTCCCATAGTTTAGCACCTGTGTCTTTTAATGCATCCCAGAGTTTAGGAGCAATATTTTTCAAGCCTTCCCATACCCATGAGCTGATACCTTTAACAGCATCCCACCAGAGACCCGGTATGGCTTTTATGCCATCCCACATCATTGAGCCCAGATCTTTTACACCATCCCAGATCCACGAGCCGATATCTTTAACAGCATCCCACAGCACAGGGCCCACTTCCGTGAATATATCAAATAGACCTTTTCCAATAGCTAGTACTGAATCAAATACCGAGGTCGCAATAGTCAACAGGGTAGTGCCGATGCCCTTGAAAATATCACCCCATTTTATTTTACCAACGCCACCAAATATGCCCATGACTCCATCTTTAATGGATTTCCACACAGTTTTAAGTGATGCCGGCAACTGTTTAATTGCGTCTTTTAGCCATTTTCCAATACCAGCCATGCCTTCTTTGATCTTCTCGGGTAGTCCTGTGATCCATGCCATTGCTGTCTGGAAGTATTTTGGAATTTCTTTCATGAAGCCAGTGATACCGTTTTTAATAGTATCGTATGCTTTGCCTATGCCGGCGCTGGCCATATCCCAGTAAGGGCCTGCATACTTGCCCAGCATGCCACCAAGCTCGGCACCTAAGAAACCACCAATGGCTGTGCCAATTGGGCCACCAAGTAAGGTACCTAGAGCCGCCCCTGCTACACCGCCGGCCGCACTACCAACTGCTTCTCCCTGCTTAGAACGGGCCTCTTTCATGCCTTCTTTGTCGCCGGCCTTCTTGGCTTTTTCGTAATTTTTCTGCGCATCAGCAACGTCTTTGACCGCCATGCCTACATTTAACACAGTGCCTAATATGGCTGTACCTTTGACTAACTTACCAAGTGGGCCTTTAACAGCCGATGAAAACTTTTCAGTGACCTTGCCCATTAGGCCTTTGCTGTTTTCGGCCGCTTTTTCAACTCCACCTGCGACTCTTTCTAATTTACCTAGTCTTTTATCCAGAGCACCGCCGGTTAATTCTTTGCCATTCTTGTCTAGCAGTTGAGATTTATCAAACTTGGCCGCACGTTCTGCACGGTCAATTGCTTTAGGTGCGCTTTTTTGTACTGACTCAGCAACACCTTCTTTGCCCTTGCCTTTGAACATGCTCTTCAATGACTTGACTGTGTCTATTGTTCCTTTGCCGACCTGTATAGCTATTAGAGCTCCTAGAATCAATGGTAGATATTTTTCCAACAACTTGCTGTACTTGTCGCCACCGCTGGTTGGAATGCCTGCGGCCTTGAGTGCGGCAATTTGTCCGTTAACAGCCTTTTTCATTTCTTCTAAGAATTGCGGCAACTTGCTAATTGCAATCTCTTGCATGGT